CTTGGCATCCCCGTGCGCGTGACTGAGGCGGTGCTAAACCATGTGAGTGGCACGGCAGGCGGCATTGTGAGCGTCTATCAGAGGCACGATTATGCGGATGAAAAGCGGGCAGCGCTTGACGCATGGGCGCGGCTTATCGCTGATCTGGTGGAAGCCAATGCGGACAATGTGGTGCGCATTGAGGTGAGCCGATGAACGATCAGCCGAAGTATAACGACAAGCTGACATTCACGGAGTACCGGATCGCGGCTTGTGATGAGATCGACTTGGAGTCGATTGTGTGGGATGAGCGCAACCCGTCCGACGAATGGTTGAGGCGGTATCATGAGGCGGATCGCGCTGCACTGCGCGAGATCGAAAGGCTGAAACTCGCTGGCAAATACGAAATCGAGCGTGCCCGGCTTTCCGCTTACTTGAAACCGCCTAATCCCGCCCATGAAAGATTGGCGCAGCGCATCGAAAATGGCGAGTTTGAGCCAATGCGTAATTTTTTCGACGGCTTGCGGAGTCCCGATCTAGGGCAACGTGAGCGGTTTGAGCGACTCTATGTGGAAGGCGAACTGGCCGACAAAACGCCGCGCGAATTTTGGCACATTTTGCGTTGCTTAGAGCAGGCGAAAAAACCGAAAGGGCGTCCCGGCATATCACCACCTTGGCGTAATGTTGTTGGCGCTCTGGACGCCATGCGTCTTGCCGTGGCGAATGGCGACACCATTCCGCAAGCAGCCCGCGAAGCGGCAGCAAAAGAGGGACGCGCCGAGCAAGACAATCGCGCGCGTTACTTTGAAAAACTATACAGGCGACGGGCCGCACTTAGAGAATAAAACCCTCAGAGTTTTATTGCCTGCGAATTCCCGAAACGTCTGTGAATATTGGAAAGCCTAACCTGTTCTAACGAGGTAAGGCCAATGACTTCCAAGTTAATCACGGCGGGGGCGGTGCGCGATGCACTTGGCGGCGTCTCCGATATGACCCTCTGGCGCTGGCTGAATGACCCGGCGCTGAACTTCCCCAAGCCCATCTACATCGCCCGTCGCCGCTACTGGCGCGAAGCTGACGTTTCCGCATGGTTGGACGCTCAGGCTGAGGTAGCAGCATGAGCAATTATGAAACGAAAAACGCCGGGGCAGCGGCAACTGCACCCGACGCTAAGACCGTAATTGAAGCCGTCCAGCTTCCCCCGAAAGATAGCCCAGAATGGGCCGGAGCGCCAGCGATTATCCTGCGCCATTTCTGCGGGGTGGCGGCATGACTCGTATCCCGTTCAACATCTTCCCCGTTGGCCCGGACAAGGCCCCCCTTGTGGCAGGCTGGCAAGATAAGGCCACCCGCGACGGCTACACTATATCGCAATGGGAGGCCCACGGGGCTGTCGCATGGGGTATCCCATGCGGCGAGGTCAACGGCTTGTTTGTGATCGACTTGGACGTGGACAAGGCCACGGGCGAGCCGATGGGCGAGGCCAGCTTGAAGGCTCTGCCCCGCTATGCGGGCCTGCTGGATCACGCGAACGTCTACACACCCTCAGGCGGGCGGCACATCTATTGCCAGCACTTCAATGGCGCGCGCAACACGGCGAACAAGATCGGCCCCAAGATCGACACGCGCGGGCAAGGCGGCTACGTGGTCGCGCCCGGATCGTTTGTCGAGGGCGGTTCCTATCTCGGACACTTCCCTGAGACGTTGCCCCCGGTCCCCATGGGTCTGCGGGCGATGCTGCTGCACACGCCCCCGGCACCGGCCCGCACCTTCGACCGCCTGACGCCCACGGGCGAGGTGGAGGAACTGCTAACCCACATCCCGGCGGATATGCCCTACGGGGATTGGGTGGCCGTGCTGATGGCCTTGCACGACCGTTTCAATGGCTCCGACGAAGGTTTCGCGCTGGCGGATCGGTGGAGCGCGACTGGATCGAAATACCGCAAGGGCGAGGTTGCCGCCAAGTGGCGCAGCTTCAAGCGCAGCGGCGTGTCGTGGGCGACCATCCCGGCACTGGCCCGTCAAAACGGGGCTGATCTGTCCGACATTGCGCGGAGGTGGGCAGCATGACCGTGATTAACCTCAACATGAACGCTTCCCGCGCGTCCGAGATCGAAACCCGCCTGGTGAGCCTGTCGGCAATCGAGGCGGTGTTGACCAGTAACTACATGGTCAAAGGGTGGCTGGATCGGAATTGCCTTTCGATGCTCTACGGCCCGTCCAACGCGGGCAAGACGTTCGTGGCGCTGGATATTGCCATGCACATAGCGGCGGGCCAGCCGTGGCGCGGCCTGCGCGTGAACGGTGGGCCTGTCCTCTACATCGCGGCTGAGGGCGGCGCGGGTATCCGCAACCGCCTTGCGGCGATCAAACGTGACCGCCCAGAACTGGCGGCGGCCCCCTTCACCCTGTTGCCTGTCGGGCTGGACCTGCACGGCCAAGGCGATGCAATGGCCGTCTGCGAGATCATGCCGGACGCTGACCCGGCGCTTGTCGTGATCGACACATTGGCCCGGTCCATGGGCGCGGGCGATGAGAACACGGCCAAGGATGCGGCAATGTTTGTCCGCAACTGCGACCTGATCCGCGAGGCAACCGGCGCGCACGTCATGGTCATTCACCACACCGGCAAGGATGAGGACCGGGGCGCGCGTGGATCGTCTGCCCTGCGGGCGGCGGTGGATAACGAGATACAGGTTACAGCCGATTGGGAGATCATATCCCGCAAACAGCGCGATCAAGAACCGCCTGAGCCGCTGCATTTCAAGCTGCGCTCTGTGGTGCTGGGCTGCGATGAGGATGGCGACCCCGTGACAAGCGCGGTGGTGGACGTGGCCGAACCACCCAAGCCCGAACGCAAGCCGCTCAAGGGCAAGAATGAGGTGGCCATGCGGGCGCTCTATGACGCCCTGCGCGACCACGGCGAGACGCGCACCGGCAACCTGTATCCGTCCAACCGCAAGGTGGTGCATGTGGACCGCTGGCGGGAAGCCTGTGACGCCCACGGGCTGACCACGGGTGTGAGCGATAGCGCGGCCCGGACTGCATTCATGCGCGCCAAGACCAAGCTGATGGACATGGACGAGGTGCGCGAGTTTGGCGGCTATGTGTGGAGGGTGCAGGATGATGACTAACCGTCACAATCGTCACAGCCCGTCACAGTGCGTCACATGTGCAGGCCAGAATGACCGTCACAAACGTCACACAACACTAGGAAGTGTGACGGGTGTGACGCTGGCGACGATGGCCGCTGAAATGGTCCCAATGCCCCCCTTTTCGTGTGAGGGGGAAACCGCGTGTATGACTGTTCTTTTCTCTCTCCCAAAAAATTCCGGGGAGGGCTGCTGATGGCTAGGGCATCGAAAGAGGCGATGGCCGCTCTGCGCTTCCTTCCCAAGCTGATCGTTCCAGAGGGCCGGACCGCAGGGAAGCGGCTCAAGCTGGCGACGTATCAGCGGGACTTTGTTCGCGGCGCCTTTGCAAAGGACGTGGGTGTCGGGCTGCTGTCGATCGGCAGGGGCAACGCCAAGACGGCGCTGTCGGCTGGTATCGCCCTTGGCCACCTCATGGGCGAGATAGCGCCCCAGCCCAAGCGTGAGATTATCTTCGCGGCAAGAAACCGGGACCAGGCCAAGATTGCCTTCGGGTTCTTGGTTGGTTTTGTCGAAGGGCTGCCCGAGGAACAGCAAGAGCAATTCACCATCCGGCGCGGCTCCAAGCTGGAAGTCGAGACGGCCGAGAACGGCGGCGGGCTGGCCCGTGTCATCGCGGCTGACGGCAAGAGCATCTTGGGCGGGGCTCCGACGCTGGCCATCCTGGACGAGCGAGCGGCCTGGGAACGCGAGAAGGGCGACAATCTCGAAAATGCGATCTTGTCTGGCCTGGGCAAACGCGACGGGCGGGCGCTGATCATTTCGACCAGTGCACCCGACGATACGAACACCTTCTCCCGCTGGCTGGATGAACCACCGCCGGGAACCTACGTGCAGGAACACCGGCCGGAACCGGGCCTGCCGCCTGACGACCTCGAAAGCCTCCTGATCGCCAATCCCGGCGCCCGAGAAGGCATCGGCTCTACCCCCGAATGGCTGGTGGCGCAGGCGCGTCGGGCCATCGCGCGGGGCGGATCTGCCCTGTCTTCGTTCCGCAACCTGAACAGAAACGAGCGGGTGGCGTCGGATGATCGGTCGGTGCTGGTCACGGTAGACGAATGGCTGGCGGCGGAAGTGTCACCAGACGACCTGCCTGATCGTGACGGGCCGGTGATCCTTGGCGTTGACCTGGGCGGCAGCCGCAGCATGTCAGCGGCGGCGCTGTACTGGCCCGAGACCGGACGCCTGGAAGTCTTCGGGGCCTTCCCTACCAAGCCCGGCCTCGCGGATCGCGGCGCGGCTGATGGCGTCTCCGGGCGGTATGGCGAAATGCACGACCGGGGCGAGCTGGTGGTCATGGGCGACACGACCGTGCCGGTAGATCGCTTCCTTGCCGATGTGGTCGAGCGCCTGGATGGGCAAAGCCCGGCGGCCATCGTCGGGGACCGCTTCCGCCATGCCGAGTTTGTCGAGGCGCTGCGCGGGGCTGGGCTGGATCGTGTCCCCTGCGTCTGGCGGGGCATGGGCTGGAAAGACGGCTCCGAGGACGTGGAGCGGTTCCGGCGGGCGCTCTTTGAAAGCCGGGTGCGGACGTTGCCCTCGCTGCTGCTGCGCTCTGCCTTCGCGGACGCGATCACGCTGATTGATCCGGCAGGCAATCACAAGCTGGCGAAATCCAGATCGACGGGGCGGATCGACGCGGCGGCGGCAACGGTCCTGGCCGTTGCTCAGGGCATCCGCATGGCCGGCGCACCCAAGAACAAAGGAGGGAGGATCGCATGGGGATGACGCAAACCGCATCGCGGCTTATCGCAAAATATGGTCAGTCGGCCACGCTTCTGCGGCCCGGCGAAGGCACAACGGACGGCTTGGGGGGGTACACCCCCGGTCCAGACACTGGATACCCCTGCACCGCATTCGTGGCCACTTTTACCACGAATGAGGAATTTATCGCTGCTGGGTTGATGGATGTCGGCGACCAACGAGTCCTGGTTTCCGTCGATGGCCTGACCATCGAGCCGAAGACGACGGACAAGATCAGGATCGGAGCGATCACGTTGGGCATCGTCCGTGTCGTCCCGCACGCCCCTGGCGGCATCCTCTTTTTCTGGGAGGTGCAAGCCCGTGACCTCGTTTAAGCGCAAGGAACACATCCGCCATTCGCGGGCGATCACACGCGGTCCGCGCTGGAAGGCTCTGCGGATTCAGGCGCTGGAAAGAGACGGCTGGGCCTGCGTCCAGTGCGGCACCCACAAGCGGCTTGAGTGCGACCACGTCCTGCCCGTCAGGACGCACCCCGAACTCGGCTACAGCCTGAGCAATTTACAGATCCTGTGCGGTGCCTGTCACACGCGCAAAACCCGAATTGAGGTGGGGCACAAGCCCCTGTCCCCAAAGCGCCAAGCGTGGCGCGACCTGCTGAACAATCAGCAAACCCCTATCGAGCAGAAAGGATAACCCATGCTCACATCGAAGAAACTGGAACTGCGCCGGTCTGAAATCCGGCAGTCGCTGGCCGAACTGGCGAACATCGAAACCCCGTCTGAGGATGAGGTGCGCAAGATGGGCGACCTGGACACGGAATATCGGACCAACGAAGTCCGCTTCCGAGCCGCGCTGGCGGCCGAGGACACCGAACGCCGGGAGGCCGGGGCCGAGCTGGAAACTCGATCCGACCGCGAATGGGCGGACCTGATGGCCGGTTTCGAGATGCGCCAGGTCGCGCTTGCCCTGGACGAAGGCCGCAACCTCGACGGCAAGACGGGCGAGATCGTGACCGAGCTTCGCAGCCAGGGCGGCTATCGCGGTATCCCGGTGCCGTGGGAAGCGCTGGAACTTCGGGCCGGTGAGACCATCGCAAGCGGCGGTCCGGACCCGATCCAGACGCGGCCGATCATCGACCAGCTCTTTCCCGGCTCCGTCGCGGCTCAGATGGGCGCCCAGATGATCAGCATCGACCACGGCGAAATCGAATGGCCCGTGGTGACGCAGGGGGCCTCGGTCGGCTGGCAGACCTCCGAGACCGGCGCCGTCGGGGCTGCCCAGGCGTTCCAGACCACGGACAAAGCGCTGGCACCGGATCAGACCTTGGGTGTTCAAATGCGGATCACCCGCAAGGCTCTGAAGCAGTCGGGGGCCGCGCTGGAACAGGCGGTGCGCCGCGATATGAACTCGGCCCTGGCGGTGGAGATGGATCGCGTCGTGTTCCTCGGGACCGGCGCCGATGGCGAGCCCCTGGGCGTCATCACCGGGGCGGCGACCTACGGAATCACGGCCACGGATGTCGCGGAAACCGCAAGCTGGTCCGCCTTCCGGGCGGCCGTGACCCGGTTCATGACCGCGAACGCGGCGACAGGTCCGAAGGCGGTCAAGGCGATGATCCGGCCCGAGCTCTGGGATTATCTCGACGGCATCATGGTCGGCGATGGCGGATTCAAATTCGAGTTTGACCGGCTGGCGGAAACCATGGGCCAAGTGATCATGACCACGAACGGGCTTGCCGCCCCGACCGCAGGAACCCCGGACGTGACGCAAGCCCTGCTGACGACCTCGGCCGGTGGTGTTGCCCCGATCTTCGTCGGCAAGTGGGGCGCCATTGACCTCATCCGCGACCCGTTCAGCGATGCAACCTCGGGCGGCCTGCGGCTGACCGCGCTGGCGACCTTGGATGTGACGGTGGCGCGCCCTGCGCAGCTCGAACTGCTGACCGGTCTGGAATTGGGCTGATGCTGTTCGGCGTGGAGTGTGGCGCGCTGGAACTGCGGAGCGAGGGCGGGGCCGCCCGTCTTCGCGCCAGGTTCCCCTACGGCGTGGAAACCGAGCTTGCGGAGGGACGGGCCGAAGTCTTCGCGCCCCGTGCCTTCGCGGACCGGATCGAGCGTGGCGAGGATGTGCATCTTCTCGCCGGGCACGACTACAACAAGCCCCTCGCCTCACGGGCGGCGGGCACTCTGGAATTGCGCGACACAGATTCGGCGCTTGAGGTCGAGGCGACGATTGACGGCGGAACATCCTGGGCGCGGGACTTCCTTGCGGCTCATGCTGCAGGTCTAATTCGGGGTTTGTCTCCTGGCTTTCGGGCCGCGCGTGGCGGTGAGCGGATCGAGCGTCGGGGAAGCGGTCTGCTGCGTACAGTGACAAGCGCGGCCCTGTTCGAGGTATCGGCGGTCACGCGGCCGGCCTACGGCCAAGCGCAGATCGAGGCGCGCAACTGGGGTGTGCCCAAAATTGGGGACACCCCATTCCGGCATTCGTTCAAAAGGTGGAGGGCCTGACAATGGCAACGACGATCAAGGAAACCGAGGCGGTCCCGAGTGCGCATCCTGACCTGCCCGACGGTTTGAGCGATGCAGCTGCGCTCGTGAACAGCTATGCCATCTGGCAGCGGATTGAGTCCTATTGCCGGGTGCGATGGACGGCGCGGACGGTGACTTGGGTTGTGGAAGGTCCGGGGGACTGGCAGCCGCCCCTGTCACCGGCCACCGTCTCCACCGTGGAGATCTGGGATACGGACGATGGATGGGGCGCGACCTCGCCCGGCGCGTCACCCATGGGCGGATTTAGCTTTGATGGCTGCGGACCCTATCAGGTCACGGCGGACGTGGGCGGCGGTGACGTTCCTGCGGCTGTGTCCGAGGCGTACCGGCGACTGGCGGAATACCTGGCCGACGAACCCGACCGGGCGGGCGTGTCGAGCTACAGCGTGAATATGGGCGGGGCCATCGAGGAAAGCTATCAGCGCAGCCCGACGTGGTCGGCGCGGGCGCTGGAACTCAGCGGGGCGGCGGACCTTCTGCGCCCCTACAAGCGGAGGGCCTGAGCATGTGGCCATTCAAAAAACGGGAGGCGGGCGACCACCTTCCAAACGAAACCCGCAGCGCCATGAGCGGGTTCACGGCTGAGCTGATGGCAGCGCGCGAAAGCTACATCAGCGGGCGGCGCGGCATCGCTGAACTGACCGGGACAGTGCAGGCGGCTGTGACACTCTGGGAAGGCGGCCTCGGGCTGGCAGACGTGGTGGGCACTGACCTTTTGACCCGTCGCGTGATGGGCATGACGGCACGGTCTCTGGCTCTGCGGGGCGAGGCGGTGTTTCTCATCCGCGAAAGCGGGTTGATCCCCTGTTCCGACTGGGATCTGCGAACCGCGAACGGCGTGCCGACCGCTTATCGGGTCAGTGTGTCCGAAGCGGGCGGCGGGACCACGCAGACCGCCCTGGCTGACGAGGTGTTGCACTTCCGGATCGGCGTGGACGGGGTGACGCCCTGGGCCGGTCAAGCTCCGCTCAAGCGGGCACAACTGACCGCCGGTCTGCTGAACGCGGTAGAGACGGCACTTACCGAGATCTATGAGACCGCCCCCTTGGGAACTTCGGTTCTGCCATTTCCCGAGGCACCGCAAACAGACCTGGAAGCGATGGCGCGCGGGTTCCGGGGCAACCGGGGTAAGGTGCTTATCCGAGAATCGGTCAGCGTGGCGGCTGCTGGTGGTCCGGCTCCCGCACAGGACTGGAAGCCACACGATCTGTCTCCGGACTTGTCCAGGTCGATGACCAAGGAAAGCCTAGACGCAGCGCGCAACAGCATCCTGGCCGTATACGGCGTTCTGCCGGCGCTAATGTCACCGGCGTCGACCGGCCCCATGGTCCGCGAGGCTCAACGACATGCGGCACAATGGGTGTTGCAGCCCATCGCCGCCATGATGGCGGAGGAAGCATCTGAGAAATTCGGGCTGGCCGTAAAAATTGATGTGATGCGTCCCCTGCAAGCCTTCGATGCAGGTGGACGCGCCAGAACCGTCACGGCGATTGTGCAGGCGATGGCGCAGGCGAAAGAGGCCGGGGTTGATCCGTCCGACGCGTTCAAGCTGGTGGATTGGGAGTGAGTTGCATGGCTGAAGCATTCAAAGAGGGCGATCTTGTCGAACTCAAATCAGGTGGGCCAACCATGACCTACGGCGGCGAAGCGATGTATGGGGACGCGCTTTGCTATTGGTTCGAGGGGACCAAGCGGCAATGCGAGACTTTTCCCTATGCGGTTTTGCAGCGCGTGAAGGACGGTTGA